GACCTAGAGCTTCAAAATCACGCTTTTCAAGCATTTCTTCAAGAGCTGCTATATCGTCTTTGTTTTGTGTAGCTGCAAAAGCCTCGTTGAAATTTTCCCATTTGCAAGGGTTGTATTCATCCTTCATAAGGTCTGCTACTTCTGCTTGTAGCTCATCAGAATCCATGTAGTCATCTTCTGGCTCGTAGTAGGCATCGTGTCTAGACATTCCCATATTAAGCACCCAACGCAAACATCGCGCCCAATACGATACCTAGAAGAATTACGCCTACCCATTCAATAATTGCTGTTTTCATCACTTACTCCTTAACTGTTTAAAAAATTGTTAATTACTGCATTAGCGTTTGATGTTGGATACCAAGAATCTGTACCTACTTCAACTTTTGATACTAAAACATTGTTGCGAACTTCTAAAAATTTACCTAAATTTAATTCTTCAATCAAAGCAATAATTTCTTGTTTTGTTGATTGTTTTTTTGTAACTCTTGTAAGGTATGCCAAAGAATGAGCTGCGTGGTCAGCTAGGTTATTTGCTAATAAAACTTTAGCTGCTGCAACTTGGCGTGTTTCAAATTTATTCATCACTTACTCCTTTACTTGTTAAGAGCCTCCAGTATACATTAATTTTGATATTGCAACAATATTCGTACTAGGACATACCCTAATTCTTAAAAAATCTAAGATTTACGCTAGAATTATGGTATTGTAGCGAAAAGAAAGGATTTATATGAACCCAATGGATTTACTAAAAATAGAGTTTAAAACCCTAGAAAACTTGGCTAATCAGCTTGGTATACCGGCAAATACGGTTTACCAATGGGGTAAGACCAACATTCCTTTTAGGTGGATTAAGGACATTGAGCAGCTTTCTGAGCTGCGTTTGACCAGAGAACAGCTAAGACCTGACCTTTTTAAAAAGGACTGAGATGCACTATTACAAGTTCAACATAGCTGATTGGCATTTAGCCACCAGCCATCTGAGTCTTGAGGAAGAAGCTGTGTATTTCAAGCTAATTAACTTCTATTACGACTCAGAGAAAGCTATCCCATTAGAAACCGATTCGGTTATTAGACGGTTACGATTGGGTTCTGTTAAGGATACGGTTGGGATTGTTTTGCAAGAGTTTTTTGTTTTGCAGGATGATGGTTGGCATCATTTACGCTGTGATGACGAGATTTCTAAGTATCACCATAAGGCTGAAGTCAATCAGCGTATAGGGAAATTGGGTGGTAGACCTAAGAAAACCGAAACGGTTTCAGTTGGGATTCCAGAAATAACCCTAACCACTAACCAAGAACCAATAACCAGTAGTAAGCCAAAAAAGAGAAAGACTGCAATTTTGTTAAGCAAAGATACTATGCCTGAGAACTATGAGGAATTCATCAGGTCTGAGCGACCTGACCTAGACCCTTTACAAACTTATTACAAGTTTTGTGATTACTGGTTAGGTAATGGCGAAACTAAAGCTGATTGGTTAGCTACATGGCGCAACTGGGTTCGTAACGAAAAGAAGCAATTTAAACAAACTGAAGTAACTAATTTTGATGACATGATGAGGAGAGCAAAGTGATTGGACAAAAGCAAGTGTTGGAATATTTGATGGCAGGTGGTCAAGTTAAGAGCGTGTTTTTATTGGTAGGGGAAAAGCCTGATTGGTTTGACCCTAAAAAACAGGATGATATGTCGATGCCAATGATTTACACAGAGAAGCGAAATCCTCAGCCACTAGATTTAAAGTTCCTTGAGGGACAAAACATACAGCTAATTCACGCTAGAAACGCCTCTGACGAGCTTTTTGCAGCATGGTATATACATACGCACCAAGTTAAGACAAAAACGCTTGTAGCACTTGATAGCGCTGGAGACATTCATGTTTAAAAACATAGTGTCTGATATTGATTTTCAGGAATACTCAGAGCTGCATAACTTGGTTTATGAAGTTTCACAACTTTCAGAGCTTTCTGATGATTTAAAAGCGTTTTCAAGGGGCGAATATTTTGCTAAAGGCGTTAAGCTGCCTTGGGAAAAAACTCATAATCAGATTGAGTTAAGACCAGCAGAACTGACTTTATGGGGAGGCTCTACAGGTCATGGCAAGTCTTTAATTATGGGACAGGTCATTCTTTCCATCATGGAGCAGGGCAAGAAATGTCTTATTGCCAGCTTTGAAATGCCTCCAGTTTCTACGTTGTTTAGGATGGCTAGGCAAGCTACAGGAATGAAGCACCCTACAGAGCTGTCTATTGATGCGTTTTCTAAATGGGGAAATGACCATCTTTACATTTACAAACATACAGGAATGGTTGATTCAAACAAGGTCCTTGCTATGGCTAGGTACGCTTCAGAAGTTTTGAAAATTGAGCATTTAGTGATTGATAACTTGATGACCTGTGTAAATGGTGAAGATGATTACAACGCTCAAAAGAACTTTGTAGCAACTGTTAAATCTATTGCGCTGTCTACCAGTATGCACATTCACTTGATTTGCCATGTCCGTAAAGTCAGTAGTGAAAAAGAAATACCGATAATGAGCGACATTAAAGGTTCATCAGCCGTTACCAGCTTTGCTGACAATGTATTTTTAGTATGGAAAAACGCTGAAAAAGCTCAAAAAGTAGCAGAAAACTACCATCATTTTGACCGGATTGAGCCTGATGCAATTTTACGATGCACAAAGAACCGCAATGGTGAAGCAACTCCTATGTTCAAGCTATGGTTTGACTATAAGAGCCAACAATACATAGAGGAAGCAGATTCATCAATACATCATTATTTGGAGAAAGAAATTGGAAGAAATTAATCCTAATGCAGCAGTAGACTTTTTATTAAAAAACGCAAATTTGCTGGCAAAGGCGAAATCAGAGCGCATTTACTTAGAGGAATTTCGAAAGTCAAAAAAGGCATTACTTATGCAAGAAGCGTTTATGGCTGGTGTAGATACGATGGCTGGTCAAGAGCGTGACGCTTACGCTAGAACCGAGTATCAAGAGCTGTTGAAAGGATTGAAAGAAGCTGTTGAAATAGAAGAATCTCTTAAATGGAAAATGACAGCAGCTCAGTTAAGAGTTGATATTTGGCGTACAAACCAAGCTAATAACCGATTTATTGAAAAGAGTACGGTATGACAAGACGAGACTTTTTAGAGGCTCAGTTTCAAAATGCCAAGAAGCAAAACAGCTTTTTACTGTATTTAAAGTTAGTTGTTAGGAGCTATTTTGAACGAACCTAAGACATTAAGAGAAATAGCTGAAGAAGAAGGCATTAGCCATCAAGCTATTACTGAAATTATTGAACGAGCATTAAAAAAGATGGCTAAAGAGTTGGAACGAAAAGGTATAAAACTGGAGGATTTGCTATGAGCGATGGTGGAAAAGGCGATAAACCAAGACCATTTAGCGTAACTAAGGAGCAATACGATGAGGCGTGGAATCGCATCTTTAAAGAGAAAGACGGCTCTTATACCGTTAATGTTGAAGGTGAAGCTGAAATTACTATTACACAAAAGGAGAAAGTAGATGACTGAATTTATACCGTTTTTTGGAATTTACGAGGAGGAAGAAATGAGCGATAAATTAGCAATAGCACCAAAAAGCACTTTTAAGTATTCATCAGGAGCTGATGTTCAGAAGGTATGGAAAGCCTATGGCTGGATTCCACCATCTACCGTTAGAAACGATTATCTGTTCAAATCTAACCGTATAGCTTCAGGACTATCAAAATAAGGCGCAGATTTGGTAGCTGCTACTTGTAGATAAGAAGGCAGAAAAAGTCTCTACTTGCTACATCCTCTGTTGTCTGCCTAACCGCCTTATCTTAGGATTGCTAGGACCTTTTCGGTTCTAGCTTTTCTATCTTCTAAGCCTAAAGTGCCACCATTAATCTTTTTGGTGATGCCTTCAATGTCCATCTTATCGGCTAAATCATTTAGGTTTCTTTTGTTCCAGTACCAGCCAGCACTTAGAGCCGCATATTCAGGAGTAGTAAGCAAATCAGGGTCACTAAGAACATCCACACCAGCATTATGTCCGAAATTAGCATAGTTTTCCCTGCCTGTAAGTTGGATTAGTCCACGACCATGATACTTCCAGCCGTCACCTTCTTCAATGTTGCCCATGCGACCTGCATAAACCTTATTAGCAATCTTCTCAGGATTATGAGCGTATTTCTCGGCAGTATCAATATCAGGAAAACGACTAGACCAAGTACGCATTAGCCCTTGAGCTGAGTAATTCAGGTTTTCTTGTAAGGATTTGAAAGAATTGCTTTCGTGCATGACTTGAGCAAGGAAACAAGCCTGTCTTTGAGGCGTATTAATGTCGTATTTGTCAAAACAATCATTAAGACCGTCTAACCATTTACCGTCTAAACCTAAAGCATTGAGCTTTTCAAGAGTTAATTGAGCCATTTATTTACCTTTTAATCATCATGTTTGAAGCAATAATCATCATGTCTTGCACTTTGTTTATGTTTTCAGGAGGCGTTTTCCAGCCTACTGTTAGCTGTCCAGCGAATTGTCCTGCAGCTATTGGCATACTTGACCGACAAAGAAAGTTAGCGCCTTGTTGAAGATACCAAAGACCTACGATGGACTGCGCTCGGTTGTATGAGCCACAGGGAATATTGCCAGCGTAAAGGCTAATAAGGTCTGAATTGTTATCAGCGTTGTTAGATAACATTCCAACATCTAAGCCGTCATGTGCCTTGTCTCTACCTTCTTTGGTATACGCCCTTACCAAGACCCTTGTGCCAAGCATAATGTCTACTTCAAATATAGCCACTATGTCAGCGTTTGCCTCTTTTATAAGCATTTTGGCTACATCATCAGAACGGTTTACATCTATCTTAGGAAGTGCTTTGTTTTTATCTTATGCTGCAATCAAGAACGAT